GTAGCCTTCTTGGCTAAAAAAACGCCCTGTGACTTATTGCCCTTAGATACGTTACAGCGCTTGCAACAGGCCACAGCGTTATCAAAGTTAAGTACTAACTCTGGGGCTTTACTAACAGGTATCACGTGGTCTACTTGGTCTGCATCTGCCCCACAGTAATAACAGGTGTAGCTATCTCTAGCTAAGACTTGGTTTCTAAACTTATACCTATAAGCCCTGTTTAATCTAGGGTCACCGCGTTTAGCCATTAGTACCAACCCCGTTTCTTATGATGAGCTAAGGCTTTACACGCACTACCTTTATAGCGCTTGTCTATGTATCTTAGGCCTAAGTCTATCTGTTTATAAGGGTTTGTTTCTTTCATCTTTAACAGCTGTGGTATGCCATAAGCTGTAGAGTTTGGGTTTTTAGCTTTAGGCCGCCAATTACTTTCTTTAGTCCATAGCTTTTCAATACACTTAAACTCTTTATATGAGCCTATCTTGATATGAGCATATATTTTATAAGCATCTATAGCGTTTATATCAGCCTTTACGGGTAACATCTGTAAAGGTAGCAAGCCTATACATAGGCATAACTGTAGCCCTAGCTGTCGCAGCGTTCGCAAGCTAGCGCCCTTCGGGGCTTGCGTTCCGCGCAGACAGCGTACCCGATAGGTCAAGTATTTACTCATATTGTGGATAACTTACGCGGGCTCTCGGCGTGTTGTCCACAGGTTTTTAACGTCTGTGGATAACTTTGGATAGGGTTGTTGTTCCCATATTGGCTTAAGAGTTTTATCTAATAAGTAAATATAACGGTGTTTACGTGAGCGGGGCAGCCATTTACCCTCAAAGCCCTTACTTTTACCCCTACTTAATTTACGCCCGTCATTAAAGTAAAAATCACTTTTTTGTGGGCTTAAACCGTAATAACCAAAATTACACGCTTGATAAATAGCGCCTATGTGTCTATCTGAGTCTGCGTAGCTTATTACAGCTTTTATGCCTTGCTGTTTTAATAATCTAAGGCTACGGCCTACCAACATAGAACCATAATTTTTACCGTTTAATTCAGGTTCTAAAACGAGCCTGCTCATTTCTAATAAATCGGGATAGTGACCTCTAGGCAAGCCAAAAGCGCTGGTAGCTGAGTTAGGTACGCTAAGCGGTGAATAAACCACAGCGCCTATAACTTGTATATCTTGTATTAAACCGAAAGCATATTGTCCTATAAATTGTTTAGGCCCTAAATAATGGTAAGCGTTTACCAGCTCGTAAGCGTGATTATAGCTTATTGGCTCTACCTCTAACTTAATTGTGCACCTGCCGGGCGTTATCCACATCTACCAACGTTATATCTAGTAGCCCACAGCGTGTGCATTGTAGGCATTTAACGTGAGGTGGCAAGTGGTCAGATACCACGCGCTCTAGCTGTAGCGTTACGGTTTTGCATTGGCGGCAGTTAGCCTCAATATAAAGCATAGTTTTTAACACCTTTCTAACCTATAATAACGGGCTTAAAGCAAGCGGGGTTATAGTTTTTTCTTTCTATAATTACTTTTAATTTAGTTCTTTCTGTGCCCTCTTCACCGGGCTTTTTATACAAAAATGGCTCTAAATCAAGTAATGCAGGTATAGGCAGCATTAGTAAACCGTCTGTAAACCTAAAACAAACCCGGTGGTAAGCTGTTGGTAAATCTTTGAAAATAGGCATAACACTAAGCATTTGTATTTTAGAATAGTCAAACAACACCGGGTCGCTACTCGGTTGATTTAGCCAGCGTAACTCTAAATCACCTATGTAATTAGACCGCCCGCCTAAATCCCGTTCGTTTATGTGGTAATCACTTACATAAAACGCCGGGGTAGGTGTAAGTACCCACGGGTAACAAGTAGTTAAATAATTAGCTAGTAATTGTTCGTGTTTAGTACTTGTGTAACCGCCCTTAATTGGTATCACGGGCAGCCCTTTCAGTATCACTTAAAAGCGCATCTGGAACAGGCTCACGCTCTGCTATTGGGTCTAGGTTACGCCCTGCCTCAAGTAAAACCTCTGCGTGGTCATTAGGGTTTAACCATTTATCGCCATACTGCCTTAGCCAGACAGGCTCGCATTGATTAGCTTTAACTTTATCGGGGCATAGATAGCCTTTATATGGCTTGCCTGTTTTATTAGATACACCCTCAATTAGCACTCTATGACCGTGTTTACATATAGGCGGCTCTGGCATTGGCTCAGCGCCTAGTTTGGCTTTTAACGCGCTTATTGACTCAGCCGCGCTAGGTACTGCACCGCCTGCCCCGCGTGTCTGTAATGGCGCTTGGATAGCCTCTACTTTCTCCATATCTTGCCTAGTAGGCCTACCAACACCGCCGGGGCTAAGCAACCCAATAACGCGCCCATAGGCAGACGTTACGCAATTCTCTACCCAAAAATTAGCATTTACGCCGCGGTCTGACCTAACCTCTAGCGCATAATCTACAGCGCTTGGTTTGTCATCTTCATAGTTTTTGTAAGCCTCAGCTCTAATTAAGATATAGCCGTTTTTTAGGTCTATGTCCTCTATGTAGGCTACTAAGCGTAACCCCGGAAACTCAGCCCGCGCTCTTTTAATGCGCGCGTTTACATCTTCATAGCCGTCTAAAAAGCTCATTTAGTCACCTCTTTAAGCGCCTTAGCTATATTGCGCCCTCTTAGGTATCCGTCACCGTGGCCCTCACGGTATCCCGTACGGTAGGCCGCTAACATAAATAGCCCTACTATTAGTACTGTTAATGTAATTACTGCTAAATCAGCTAACATAAATCACCCTTTGTTAAGGCTGATAAAACTACTACACTAAGTAGCCCTCTCAGCGTGTAGTAAAAGTATGACCTATGCCTGCGACATATTGCTAGCTTTCTAGCGGCGTGTCTTTCTTTGTGTCTTTATCAGCCTTAGATTTGAGCCCATTACCAGCAAGTACCCCGCCTAGAGCGCCTGTTAAAAATATAGCTAGGGTTTGTAACAGCTGTATAAAGTCCCTATCATTTGGCGCTTGCTGGCCTATTGGCTGTGTTACAAATACTAGAGCATATACCGCGCCTGTAGTTATGGTTAAAAAGGTTATAGCTAACACCGCGCCTATAAAAAAGATTAGCCGGGCGTGTATGTCCTCGGGCGTTAATTTTGTACGTTCTCTACTCATTAGGGTTAATTAAGTCCTTTGTACATACGCCCGTTGCTCTGCATTGAGGCGGGTTACACTCTGGCTTTTCCCAGTTTTCATAGTTTTGGCACGGATACCTAACCCAGCCATTATAGCCGCACCCTGCTAAGAGCATTGTAAGTACCAGAGCCCCTAGCAGGGCTCGCACTACTTAGCGCCTATGCCGTATTGCTTTTCATTGGGCTGTACTGCCTTTACTAATGGCCCAATTAACCCGGCGATAAAGGCGTTAGCCAATACTTTAGGGTCTGTAATGCCAGACATATAAAGAGCTGCAACGCTTGCTAGCGCGGCGCGCCCATAGCTGTATAACGCTGCCTCTATTTGTTTTTTATTCATTTGTCTATCCTAAATGCCCCTTAGTTTATTTGGGTAAGTACCCCTACGGTATGAGTACCGCTAGCGGCAACAGCGTATAACGCTTCGTGGTCGCCTACGGGTACAGTTAGTTTATCGCCATTATCTAATTTATAGCCATTACTTGTAGTTACGTTTGGGCCGCCTAAATAAATAGCGCCACCGCCTAGATTATGTAAATTAGCTGTTTGGTCAAAATCTGATTTAGGTACTATTACTACAGCCTGAGTACCTACCACTATTTGCGCGCTAGTTGGCATTTTCTTGTCCTAACTTTGCAATTAGTTTAGCGGCTTTTTTAGCATTTACCGTTATTTCAAAGTGCATTTCATCTTTTCGGTTACGGTAATCCCCACCCCACGTTAGGCCATACTTTTTAGCTAGCGCTCTAATCATTGGCACTTTATCGGCTGGAAACGTACCCACAGCTGCTAGCGGGTGTTTAGTCGCGTTTAGGTCTATTGCTGTACCGCTGCTATGGCAGCTTAGGCGGTCTGTACTGCCGCGCACCATACGGAAAGCGTAGCCCCACTCATCTAAAGCGCCTTCATCTATTGGCTCTATTAGCGCGTGAAACTCAGCAGCAAAACCTACTAATAACGGTGCTACAGCCTCAGCGCATCTAAGTTTTCTATTAGTGCCGGGTACTGGATAACTCTTTATGCCAATTTCTGCCGGGTCTTTACTGGCAGGCCAGCCGTTATAACTTGTTAGCATATTCTATAAATAATGTTACTTGCCTAATTTTAGGCCGTTAGGTATTGGCTGTTCATATTCCCATTTTTCAATATATGCGCCTTTGCCGTCAGAGTCATCTCTAAGATTAATAATTCCAAGCGGTGCAAAATCGTTAGGTGTTAATTCTGGATAAGCTGAAATAATTTGCTCATATAAGTTCATTAATTATGCTCCTAAATAAATGCAGCTGGCTTCGGTGTAAGGTTCGTCGCTTTGAGCCGTTAAAGTACTGCCGCTAGTCTGCAAAACAAAGTTTTCAATATAATCTCCAGCAACTAAATCAAGAATAAAATTAATTTCCTCTGTTTGAGCCCCTGCTGCTTTTGCGTCTGCTTCCATGGCTTTAATGTTTGTTCCATTTTTACGCGGCAATAAATACCGCCCGCCTGATGAGTTAGGTGAAAAGTAAGTCCTAAAGGTAAAGCTCCATTTTCCACCTTTGCCTGATGGAATTGTAAAACGCGTGTTATTTGTTGAATTGTCGTGAATTGCATCTGTATCAAAATGCTCAGCATTATAGACAATAGCCGTTTGCGTTCCAGACGTTAAACTTGTTGTACTTGTCGCATAAACAGAGCAACCTACAAAACTTGCACCAGCAGCAGCCGTAGCCCATTTAACTTTATATGGGCTTACTGTGGTATCAGCTGTTAAAACTTGTCCAGTAGTACCTATAGGCAAGTTATCATAAGTGCCGCTGCCTGTACCTACTACAATATCGCCGCTAGCTGTAATAGTAGTTGCCATATCATTAGTAATAGTTACTGTGCCGCTAGTGCCACCGCCGCTAATACCTACACCGGCAGTTACGCCCTCTATATCACCTGTTGCGCCACTAGCTGCCCACGCGCTACCTGTGTAATACCAAAGGCTATTATTATCTTTAGTGTAAGCAAACTGGCCTTCTTGTGGGCTAGTTATTGCAGAGTTTCTAGCTGCCTCACTAGCAAAAACTAATACGCCTTGCATTAAATAGCCGTTTACGTCGGCGGCTGTTAAAACCTCACCTGTAGTAAAGGTTTTAAATCCTAAGCCCGCTGCCATTGTTCCCCCTAATAGGCCAATACGCCGGTGTCTAGCACCCCGTATAGGCTTGAGTCTAGTATAAAGCCGTCTATTATCGGCTCTAGTGTGGTTAGTGTCGTTTTCCAGCTGTTAGGCGTAATTGCCATAGCTACGCCAAACACCTGCAAAGTCTTAGTTAAAGTAGATGAGCCGGGCTGGTTTGTAGTAATAGTTATAGGGTCAAAAAAATCTAGGTCTAGGGCCGCGATTATGCCGGCATTATAGTTATCTGTGTATAAATCTAGGGTAATGGCATCACATCTTATAGACGTTTCTTTACGGCTAGCTACATAAGCTTGAGCGTAATCTAGGGCCGCGGCATCTGTTTGCATTAGTAGATTTTGTTGGTTATAGCTATGGGTAAAATACTTATCTATGCTAGCTTGGTCTATCGCTAGCTGTGTAGTACCGCCTGTACGGGTGATGCTAGCCGCGTTAAATACCAACGTATCATCTAAGCGCCATAAGGCATCAAAGTAACCTATATTTGTGCCGTTATCGTTAAACACGGTAGGTGTGCCACCTATGCTAGCTGTAGTAACTTGCCTATCTTGGAATACAAAGCTACCGGTAGCATCTACATAAAGCGCCCCGTACTCACTTAGGGTAACCGTCTGCATAGCTGCAAGGCTGGTACGGGCTGTGCCAGGGTCTGCCTGTAGTGTAGTTAAGCCGGCATCTACATCACGCATAGAGGTAGGCCAACCTATCTGGTCTAAAATCTGGTTAATGCGTGTGCCGGATAAGTCGCCCGCGGTAGCCCCTGTTACTGTGGCTATCTGTGCATTTTGGGCAAGTCTAAACGCATCTACCGCCGTAATTGTGGTATAAACAACGTCTAACGCATTTTTAGGCGTAGTAGTGTTATAGCTAGTGATAAAGCCGCTAAAGATAGGGTAAGTAACGCTGTTATAAGTAGCTGATATAGCTACCTTACGCATAGGGTCAAGCAAGCCAAAATAAGGCCCGCTAGGGTTTTGAGGGTTAAAATCGCCGTTTTGGTCTACTATTCTTAAAGTTAGTGTACCTGTTTGGAATTGGTCGGCTTGTGGGTTACGGCCTCTGTTAGTTTGTATTGTATCTACTACGTCCGATACATCTACAATTACAGCCGCGCTATCGCTTAGTATGTTTGTATCTAATATGCCTTCACCTAAAATCATAGCTTGGGCAAAGCTAGGGCCAGTACTAAAGTTAATAATAGCGTTTATTACTGGCAGGGTCATAGCCCACCGGTGTAACGCAACGGGTCGCCCTTACGCTCTAAATCTAATATAGCTCTTTGCACGGCTAGGCTTATTGTGTCCTCACTACCTACTACACCTGCATTTACGTTTACTGTTATGTTATCTGCCATACGGAAACCGGCAGGGTCAAAGGTAGAGCCCGCGCCTATACCCGGTGTATCAAATATGCCCATAGCTCTTAATCTTGCTTGCTCATCACCTAGCGCATTAAGCGCGTTAGTACTCATAGCATCTGTAAGCGTATCTATCTGCTCTTTTAATAAAAAGTTAATACCCGTACCTGTGCTAGTAGCAGCGCGTAAATTAGTTAGTGTTGCTATCTGTCCAGCAATACCTACAGCAAGACTTCCACCGCCGCCGCCACCACCGCCGCCGCCACCACCGCCGCCGCCGCCGCCTGTAGCGCCGCCTGCCGCTCCAACTTTACCGCTTACGTTTATTTGTAGTCCTGCCATTTTCATTAACAGCGCTAACGCTTCATTAAGGTTTTGTAAATCTATCAACGCTTTAGGCTTGAACTTATCTAAAATATCGTTTATATCTTGTAACTTAAACTCTTGGCCTTGCAGAGCGCCAAGTATTGCTAAATCTAGATTAAGTTTTTTAGCAAGGCGGGTAGCAGCCTCTACATCTTTAGCCGCTATAGCATCTTCAAGTTGCGACATAGTTTGCTTTATAGATAGGCGCGTTAGGTCATTAGCTAGCTGTAGTTTTTGCTGGTCTGTAGCATTGACGCCTAGTTTATTTATTTCATCTTGCTTAGCTAGTAGCGCTGCCTGTACCTGTATCTTATCTAAATCAAATATATCTTCACCCTTGCCTAAAGCTAGAGCGGCTTTATCTAGTTTGGCCTGTTTTTCTTTTTCTTTGCGTTTTAGTATTTCTGCGTTAGCTTGCTTTTTGGCAAGGTCTGCTAGCGCCTTTGCGCGTTTAGCTGCCGCTGCATCTAGTTTAGCTATTAGCTCTTTTTGTTTTCTTGTAAACTCTGTTTCTGTGCTTACTACTGTTTCTGGTCTATCATACATAGCCCCTAGACCTATTGCCCTAAATCCAAACTCTGGTATACGCGCTAAAAATCCTAGTGCAGCTCCAGCCGTCTTTAATACATTAGCAAAACCTGTAGCTAAATCATCTATAACTAATTGTGCATCACTAACCTCACCGCTACCAGCAAAATTACCTAAACCCTCTACTAACCCCTCACCTATTGTTATTTTAGCGTTTTCACCTGCTAAAGCTAATAGTTCTAACTTAAACGCAGTAGTAGTAAAATAATCATCTGCAGCGCCTTGATTTAATGTTAAAAGTATTTCTAAGTTTTCTGAAAATGATTTAGCTGCTAACTCTGCCCCTGTAAAACCTGTTTTATATTTTTCTAAACCTTTAGTGCTGCCTAAATAAGCCTTAGTTAAGTCCTCTGTAACTGTGCTTAAAGCTATGCCAGAGCCTCGGCTAATAATTATAGATTTATTTAATATGTCTTGCGCTTTAGTTAAAGAGCCTGTAGTAGTTAATAAATCTTGAAATGCTGGCCTAAGCTCTGTTCTAGATATGCCGGCTGTTTTTTCTAGATTTTCTATAAAGTTATTTATAGACGGGTTAGCAAAACTTAGACCTAAATTATCTACAGCTTTAGTTAATTGTACGGCTGCCTTTTCGTCCTCTGCAAAGGCCTTAACAAAGATTTTACTAAACTTTAATGCAGCGCCGGCGGCAAGGCTTATGCCTAAAGTTTTGCCTAAACTTTTTACCTTTTTTTCTAACTTGTTTACCGCTTTTTCAGACTCTAAAAAGCCTTTACCCGTGGCTTGGCTAACTATATTTATTAGTAATTCTGTAGCCATTATGCAGCCATTTTTTCTTCAAACTTTACTTTAGCATTTTCTATAGCTTTTATTAAAGCTGTTAGGGCTACGCCGTTATCTTCTGCGTAGGCTCTATACATAGCGCGGCCTATCTGTTTACGGCTAGGTCTGCCTTTAAGACCTTTAGGCCTTGCGTTTACTAACTTTCCGGTGCTGTTTATGCTTTCCATAAATTGCTGACCCGCATTAGGGTTTAGGCTTGTTGAGTATTGTTTACCGGTATGCGTAGTTTGGTCATAAACGCCATTTTTATAACGGTCTACTATTGGGCCTTGCTTTTTACCGTTTGGGTTTAATCGTCCCGCGGTTTCATATATTGCACCGCCCGCGTTAGCCTGTTGTATTCTAGCTAAAGATACAAAGCCAGATTTATTAGGCCTAGACGGTGTAACCCTATAACCTAAACCGCGCTTAGCATCACTACTATTAAAGGTTGGAAATGCCCTGTAGTTAATTGTATCTATGCTAGCTGTACCTTTAACCCAACCGCTTAGCAATTTTGAGTCTGCCGGTATAAAACCTCTAGCTCTAGCTACTACAGGGCGTAGCGCATTAGCCATTTCATCTTGAGTTTCTTTAGCTAAATCTGGCATATACTTTTTTAAGGCAAGTCTAAGCTCAAGCGCGTTTTCTACCTCTGTTGGCATCTTGCACCGCCTTAGCTCTGTCTGTTAAAACCTTTAATATATTCTTAAACATTACATCATCTAATTCTAATAAATACTGGGGCGCTATGCCGGTTTCTACCGCTATTTGTGCGATTAGATAGCCAAAGCTACCGCGCCCCACTATTCCAAAGGGTCATCATCTAGTACCTCAACTTTAGCTAAGGTTTCTAGAAAATCTGCCCCGTAACTTTTTACGGCTTCCCCGCTTGTGCGTAAACACTCCCAAGCAAGCCAATAAACGTCACTCTGTTTTTCATCATCTCTAAAGGCTTTGTGAAAACCTTTCTTTGCATACAGCTCAAAGGCGTACTCAATACGGGGCGTAATCTTATGCTCGGTTACGCTGCCGTCTGCCCTTGTTATTTTAAGTTTTGCCATTTTGTGCCCCTTTGTTCAGTTTATGGTGCTGTAGTAATTACAATAGGTGAGTTACAGGTAAATGTAATGCTCTGTGTTCCAATATCGCCCACAGCACCGTTTATGTCGGTTGTATTGTTTACAAGTACAGTAGTGGTATAAAGCGGGTTAGTAGTGCTAGTAGCCGCGCTTGTTTGTCTTAAAATTAAAGTTACTGTAGTACCCCACGCAGCTTGCAACGCAGCGCGTACCGCGCCTACACCGCTAGCGGCATTATCATTAAGAAAATCAAGCGTAATAGTGCTAGCTTCCAAACCTTTAACAAACTTGTGAGCTGTATCGCCCATAGCTGTTACCTCTAGCTCATCAAAGCTACGGTTAATAGTTGCGCTAGTAACGTGGTCTGATAGCACCACGCCGTTCAGCGTAACTTCTACGCCGTTAGAAAGAAAAATTGCCATTGGTTATGCCTCGTTTTCTGTTGTCGGTGTTTCTGTTGCTTTTTGCTTTGTATCTTTAACCTCTTTAGGCAATTCTTGGCCTATTTTGATTAAAAACGCTTTTTCTTCATCTGTTAGTGCCATTTTAGCTCCAGCTCGTTAGTACGGATATTTGTAAATCACTTGTTAGTAAGTCGCCGCTAGGTAACGTTAAAACGTTAGGTGCAGTTACAGCGGTAACATTAAAAACGATAGAGCTAGCAGCTAATTTATTAAACACCGCTACTATCGTATCTTCTATGCCTTGTAGGTTGCCTTCATTAGAAAACATTGGCACGGTCATAATTATTTTGAAATTAGCTAGCGGCGCTATCGTTGCTTGTGCATTATTGCTAGGTGTTAAATAAGGGTCAGCCGGGGCTACTACTACGCTGTTAGCTACTATTGTGCTAGGTGGAAAACTAAAAGTACTCCAAACAGCATTATTAGCTAAGGCAGCGGCTATAGTGCTGCGTAGTGTAGTTATGGCGGCTGGCATTATCCCACCATAGCGTTAGGCGATAAGTACGGTGCTAACAAACCGCGTATAGATGCCATTAAAGTATTAGACATCTTAAAAGGGCTAGGGCTGTAACCGTCTACGCTTACGCCGCCGTTTTGTGTGCTGAAACGGCTAGTCCAGATATTCTCAGCTAACATAAGTGCAGCTGCGTTTATAGCAGGTGTATTAGCGTAGGTAGCCGTCTTTGTATCATCACCCGTCATAGTGCCGCTAGGTACTACGCGCCTAAAGTTTTGGTCAGCTGCCGTTTTTGCATATTGTATAAAACTGTAACCCTGTGGGTATTGGTAATAGTTAAGCTGAAAATTAAACGCTGGCAATAAATTAGTAGTACCTGCGCTAAACGGTACTGTGCCAGTAATGGTATAGCTGCCGTTAAAGGTAGCGCCAGCCCCGGCTACTGTGACGGTTTGGCCAGTAGTAAATAGGCCGGGGTTGGCTATCATCACGGTAGCTACGTTACTTACTAACGCAGTTCCCACCACCGGTGCAGAGTCAAACCATAGAAAACCATTTATTAAATCTTGGGCCGCTTGGCAGGTGTCCTCTATCCAAGTGTAGCTATCGTACAAAGTGCCTACGCCAAGTGATGCCTTAAGTGTTGCAGCTGTAACGTATGTGGCTGGCATATTTGTACCTTTCTTTGTAGGTCTGGTAGAGCCAAAGGGCTAAGGCCCTACCAGACTATTAGTTATTTATTAGGTTAAGTTAAAACGACGGATACCTGCAGGCATTTTAACTAGCGTGGCCATAAAGCCATAGATAGCTACTTGTACCTGTAGATTTGATACGACGTTTACGCTCATATAAGCCTGTGGGCTTTCATAAACGGTTACTGCCTCTGGCACGATAATAAACGCTGACTCATCAATAACGCCAGATACCATATTTTTATCTACGTATAGGTCTAGACCTAATACGTTACCTCTAATTGAGGTTGGTCTAACGTCGCCGCCTGCGTTCATTGGCTGGATAGCGTTATAAATTGGGCGGCCTGTGTTATCAGTTGCACCCATTAGCAAAGACCATTGAGAGGCATTAGCTAGATAATTTTGTGCAAAGTAGCCAGTACCTTTATAGGCAGCAGCGGTTTGTTCAGCTGTGTAAGCAATAATGCCGGCACTTGTTGCAGCTTGTGGGTTAGCTTGCTGTCCACCGGCTGTTAGAGCTGCTACTACTGCCGTATCTGTTGCAGTTAAATACGCGTTTTGTAGTTGCGCTGTTAATTCTGCAAAGAAATTAGGGTCTGAACGTTCTAATAGCTCTACGCTAATAGTGTTCATACCGCTGTACTTAGATACGTTGGCAGTTAAATACTCAGTTACCATACCTGTATTTTGTACCGCTCCGGCCTCAGCTTCCACGGTTACTACAGGTGCTACACCTGAGCCCCCGCCATCTGACGTTACAAGTGAGGGCACGTTTATGGTCATACCGCTAGCAGGCAAAACGCCACGGCTGCAAGCCTCAACCGCGCTTCTTACAAAGCGGGTGTTAGTTACAAACTCAGATAAATACTGCTCTGGCTTAAATGCAGGGTTAGTAGTAAAACTATCATCTGCCGCTGTTACATAGAGCTTGCTCTGGTCATTACCTAGAGCAGCCTTAATTTTATGCTCTGTGTATGTTGCCATATTTACAATAGGTGTGCGTACTCTCTGTGAGTTTAATGCACTTGGCTTAATAATTCTGCGCGCGGCTTCTACAGGTGTAGTTTCACCCTCGGCATCATCTTTTTCATAGCTAACGCTTTTTA